GACCGTCATCAGTCGAAGTAAACGTGACCGAGGCCGTGTCCGACCCGAGCGTCGTCGTGCCGAGGCCGACCCATGCCTCCGAATCGGTGAGAACACCATCAACGATGTATGCGGGATCAGCCATTATGCAGCCACCGCGTATCGGATGATGACAATGCCCGCACCGCCACCACGTCCGGGGAACGAAACACCAGTTACATCCCTGCCGCCTGCGCCACCACCTGTGTTCGGCACTCCCGCTTGGGCGTCGTCAGCGTTGTTGCCGCCGTCGCCACCGCCGTAAAGGCCACCGACTTTACGAACGCCCGTGTTGTAGTCACCTGCGCCGCCACCGCCCGCATAACCTGTGGCTGTTGCTGTGATCCCCCAGTGGAGCGCCCCGTCGCCGCCTTGACCAGCCCCGTCGGTGCCGCCTGCTTCAGCGTTACCACCGCCACCGCCACCAACGGAACCACCCGCCTCGCCGTCATAGCCCTGACCTGCGGTACCGCTACCCGCAGCAGAGCCGGGGAAAGCGCCACCACCCGAACCGCCTGTTTGGCCTGCACCGCCAGCGTTGCGGCCACCGCCTACCGCCGTGTATCCGAACGCTGTCGAATCCGCTCCGTCTGTGACCCCGCTGTCGGCGTTGTCGCCTCCTGTACCGCCAGCACCAACGACGATGGTGTAGGTGCCTGCGCTCACCGAGTATGCGCCAGAAGCAGTCGTGGCCCCGCTCGCTCCCGCTATAGAACCGAGGACACCACCTGCGCCACCACCGCCCACACCTGTACCGCCGCCGCCAGCGACAATCAGCCAGTCAACGTCAGCCTCGCCAGCAGACACCAGAAACTTGCCTGAACCACGGAACGTATGAACCCGATACGTCGTGGCACCATCCACATACTGCGTGATGATCCCACCAAACGCCGTCATACCAGCAGCGCCAAACAGGCCGCCATTCAGCCACGTAGACACAGCCGTCGAAGGCCACCCCTTGGAGGCGTCATGCCGCCCCCGCCAGTTAGATACAGCGGTAGACGGGTTGGTGCGATCCTGACGAAACATGTGCTAGGCAGTAATCCGGTTGACGTAACCGTTAATGTTGATTACATTGGTCGTTCCGGCAAATGCCCTGACTATCAGACCAGCATTCAGCAGCGTCCCCGGACACACCAGCACCCAGCCTGCCTCAGCAGTAATCGTGACCTCAGACAGATCATCAGGTGAAGCAACACCACCGTATTCGATAGTGAGTTTCACATCAGCCGCACCCGTGTTGCACGCATACAACCAGATTTCGTCCATGTCGGAAGCGCCCGCTACCGCCGTGTGAATCAGCGTGCCCGCCGTTGCTGTAGCGGCGACCTTGACGTTCCTGCCACTGGCAGGAGTCCCGCTGAGGAGTTGCTTTGAGTATGTTGCCATGTTCTACTTTCCTTAGTTGAAGACTGAGTTGGAGAGAATACTGCTAGCGTTACCATCGCCTGCCAGAGATACGGTCCCACTGGCATCCGGCAACGTGATCGTACGATCCGCCGTTGGATCAACCACCTGCAAATATGTCTCAAAGTCGTTGGCCGTGGACCCCTCCCAATAAATGGAACCACTAGCACCCAAATCGTGACTGATCTTGACACGAGCCTTGAACTCCGCCAAAGCATCAAAAGTCGCAGCCTCCGTCACAGACAACGTACCACTGACTGTCGTAGCCGACCCCGACGTAGACAACGTAGGAGTCTGCGTAGCCCAAGTGACCACATCAGTGAAGTTGGCGTTCATCTGCGACGCGACAATGTTTGTCCCCGCCACAAACGCATTCGTAACCGCCAAAGCAGCCATCTACCGCAACCTCCGAGTCCTGTACATGCCGATAATCGACGTTATCCCCCACTTGCCCCGGGTGGCGGGGATCGGAGAAACTTGAAACCTCAAACTAATAGCCTGCGCTGTCCCAATCGTGGGCCAACGACCGAACGCATACCGGTCAGATGTGCCCTCCGGCTGCCATTCAGTGTCATCCCATTCGCTTGTCTCAGCGTCCCACAACGCCGGAGTGCCCAAACCAGTAAGAGTCTTGGAATACCCGACCAGCGCCGTGCTGGGGTCATAATCCTTGTAGACGTACATGACGATGACACAGTTGTTGTCCGACAGGACAACGGTGCGTGTCTTCCCCCACCGTTTCGGGAACGTAGGCCGGTTCCCGACAAACCATCCGGTGTGATAAAACGAGTTGATCTCATCAACAGGAGCGCCCACATAGTCGTCGTAGTCGTAGTTCTGATCCAACTTGGAGATACGGTCAAACGAAGCAACAGTAGTAATGTTGGATGTGACCGCAATCCCCAAATGGGTGTCCCCGGATGGACGGTACCCCAACAGTGACCGTGCATTGATGTCATGCCGGGTCCATGACCCGGTGGGACCCAAAGATGGGTCCCATACGAACACGTTGCGGCGGTTATTCTGGCTAGATCCTGAGATGTTGTCATCGGACTGGTAGTCCACAGACACCCACAGGCGTTCATCGAACCACATCATGGACGGTGGAGTATCCAGCGACAACGCTGGCTGTCCAACGTCGTAGGTCATTGCCGGTTTGATCCGCTCAAACACCCACGCCACATTGTCATACGACACGATGTAGATGCCCTCTTCCGCATACCAGAAGAACACTCCTGCTGTTGCTGCTACAGGCTGCGTTCCTTCCCGGCATCCGGCGGTGCGGGTAAGGTTGCGCACCTCAAACGAATCGCGGCTGAACCCGTAGATGGCGTAGATACTGTTCTGCTTGAATACCAGTAGCCGGTCGGCGTCGGGGATAATGGCCGTTATGTGGTCGCCATCCTCACCGATGTCAATGTCGATGTAGTCGGTAGCCGTCCAGTTCTCTGCGTCGTTTACTGCCGAGAACCTGACACGGTTCTTGTGCGTGTCAGCCCCCTCTAGTGTGTAGGCGACCCACACGAACTCCGCCCATGTTGTCGTGTAGCGGGCGCACGGAAAGTGTCCGGGGGAGCCGTCCAAATCCGGTACCGCTAGTTCCGTGTCGGCGTTTGTGCCGTTCCACCGCACCCCCGCATAGGTAGTGTGGCCGGTACTAGCCAGCAACTTGCCGTTGACAATGTACGTGTAACCGTTGAAGGTCACGCTGCGGGGGGGCTGTGTCGTGTCGAACTCAACGTCTACACCACCGAAAGAAACAGTTCCCTCAAAGTCGCCAACGGCGTCGTCGTTCCAATGCAACTTAGAGTTGGTTGTAGCCGGATCGTTAGTAGCGACCAGAACTTGGTTCTGACCGGCCTCATAGTGGGACATCAGACTGATGATCTCATTGTCCAACGCCGTAGCATTCACCTTCGCCACAGCATCACGACGCCGCACCCCGCCACGCGGATCCACCTCAACATTCAACAACGCTGGAGACTCATTGTGCGCGATATTGAACTGATCGGCACGCAGATTCAGACCACCCCTAAAGTCGGCCTTCTCCTCATACCGGTATGCGTCGCCACCCTTGGCTATCTTCGTGTCCGCCTGTAGAGGCATCTACGATTCCCAAGAATAACGCAACCTACCCGGAAGGTACGACTGCGACATCCACCGTGACGCCCTGATGCTGTTCAACATCAGCGGCTGCGGGGCGGGAGAGTCCTCAAACCGTGCCCGCAGGTTGTCCAACTCTTGAATGAACTGCGAATAGTACTGCTGCCCCATCGCAGCGTCTTCCTGCTGCTGATACGACCGGTACAGCACATACAGCGTCAGCACGTTGTCGAACGGCACCGGCAAATCCGGTGTGTTCGCATCGGCAATCGCAGTACGGTACACGGCGGTGTTGCCGCCGAAATCCACCGGGTTACGGTAGCCGCGAATAGAAATCGTGTACACCTCGGAAGGCGTCGGGTACAAGCGGATCGTCTGGTTGGTTACAGACGCCGACGCACTCGCACCACTGTTCCACATCGACCAGTACCACGGTCTACCCGTAGTGTTGGAGTTCAACGGGTACAGGATGTCACCGACATCGTACCCGACATATTCCAGCACATGATTATCGGTTTTCATTGACGCAACTTCACGCACCCCGACATTCAGCGGGGCGACAGCACCCTCAAAGGTTACACCGTCATGGGCGAAACTGAGATTTGTTCCCACCTCCGCCACCGTGTAATCCTTCTGCGATGCCACAGTGTCGAACGTCACCGCAACCTCGTAGAACGGCCACCGCTTCTCCGAATACACGATGATGTCGTACCCTTCACGGATAAACGTATTCATCGTGGCATCAGAGATGTCGTTGACCGTGATGTCCACCACGTTACGAACGTGGTCACGCATTGCGCTAAGTTGCACGAAACCGCCCTATATCGTGTGAAAGATGCACAGATCGCTGCCCGTAACGGGACGCCCCTTACAGGGCGCCCCGCTGCGAGTCAGCGAACTACATTTGACCACTTCTGGAACGACAGGTTCGCTGCTTATCGGGTTGACTTGCTGGATGTTGCGGGAGAATCCCACGGTTTGAGGCCGTGGTGT